TAATTGATTCGAATAACTTATCTATCACTACCCCCCTTCTCACTAGATTCTGCGATGCAAGAATTTCTTCTTCACGTGCAGTCATATACTTAATCTCAACGGTTCCTTTTGAGAGGGGATTACTCTCCGGGTAACACTTACCTTGTGAGGGTAGTGAGATGATTTCTGTTGGAAAATCATAATTTGCCATAAACTTTTATTTTAATGTTCGTATATAAATATATAACTTTTAAAAAGTTAGAAAAAAGACATAAAAAAAGGTTCTCACTAAGAGAACCTTTTATGAAGTATCAAAAGTATATATTGTAGTATTAGTATTCTAAAACTGCGTAATCGTATGAAAGTGTTAATGTAATATCAGAAGGGTCATTTGAAGCCCAGTCTAAATCATTAAATACTGCATTGTTAATAAACGCACCATGTAATTCCCACTTCTCAATTTTATCACCAACAGGTCCTAACATTTCAATTTGTAGAGTTTTCTTATAGAAATCTGCATATCCATCTCTACCTGTAAGGGATTCATGAGATAATCTCACCCATTCCATTACTTGTTGTGCTCCACTTGGAACGATTGGGTCAAATAAAGTGATTTCAATATCTTGCCATTCACCTTTACCTTTGAGTTTTCTCTTTACGTTAATATGGTCTAATGTTACTACTTCAAAAGAAATAGATGGTCTATTAGCCGTTTTTATTAGATATGATTCAATTCCATCAACCGTCATGATGAAACGATTTTTCATCTTTGGTTCGAAATTGGTATAAAACATACCTCCGTTTGATTCTAATACTTCTGCCATTTTTTTATTCTCCTATTTACTACTATAAATATAGTTTTTTTTATTTTTTAGTTATGATGTGAACGAAGCCCCAGTCGGTAGAATGTTGAAATCAATTACAATGAATTCAGCTGTCTTAGTAGGTTGTAAATAAATTGCCCCTGCCAAGATGTTTCTATCGATTACATCTGGTGTATTGTTAGATTCATCCATTACCACTCTAAAAGCGTAAAGACCTTGTCTTTGTTGTATTCCTTCTAAATAAGGATTAACAGTATTTAAGAATCTTGAACGAGTTTTAGTAGTGTTTTGTTCGAATACAAGGTATCTTGATGTAGATGCGATGTATTTCTTCACTTTGATTAATAATCTTCTTACGTTGATTCTATCAAGTGCTGATGAACGGTCTTGTAAAGTTTTCTGTCCGAAAGCAACGATACCCTCACCTGGGAATTGTGCGATTGGATTAATTTTTCCTTCATACAAAGTATCTCTTTCAGCATGAGTTAATCTATTTAATACACTAACTGCACCTGTAATACCACCTCTGTTCAAACCTGCTGGTGCAAACCATTCGGCTGCAACTGCATCGTTTTCAGCATATATTCCTGGCATCAATACTGATGGTGGAACTGTTGTTAATTTATTTGTTCTTGAATCAATTGTTTTAACCCATGGGTAATAAGTACCAACGTAGTTAGAATCAACAGATTGTCCTTCTTGTATTGCTTGTTCAATAGTATCACTTTTATCAGTTACATCACCGATGAAGAATGCATCTTCTCTAGCTTCTACCATATCAGTTACTTTATCAAATACATAAGAGTGTAATCTTCTTACAACACCTGGTGCAGATACCAAATTGATATCGAAATCATCTGGATTAGATACTGCGTTGATTGCTTTTACATATGCAACCGAACCACTTGATGTTGAAGTTGATAAGTTAAATCCTTGTGCATTTCCAGCTCCCCATTGTGCATCATCAGCTTTAGCTGATTTGATTGTTGGAGATATACCATCGAATCCACCTTGGAATCCTACTGTAAATTGTCTTTTAGCGATAGTTGCTGCATTATCTAAAGTTGATAGAGAATAACCGAAGTTATAAGTTCCATATCCATCATCTTGATGGTTTGGAGTTACTCCAACTGAACTAGCACCATTGTATTCTACATTGATATCTGCATCGAATGAGAATGCTGTATTTCCACCAATTGTTGCCGAAGCAGGAATTGGAGAAAGGTAAGATTGGTTATCAATTTTTACTAATGCAGTTTCTAAATCAATACCACTATACTTTACAGTTGTTGAACCATTATTATTACTAGAACCAGTAGAGAATAATACTGCTGGTATATCTGATTCAGAACCACCCACAAAAATTGGGTTAGTATATGCACCATGTCCAAATGGTACTGCAGTTATAGGAGATGCTCCTTCTGCTACTGTTTCAACTCTTACAAATTTAGAACGATTTACATAATCACCATCTAAATTCATTTTACCAACTGCATCAATACTTACGTTCTGGTCACCTATTACTTTCTTAATGTAATTTGGAGATGCAGGGTCCATTGATATTTTGTTAAATGTTTCAATTACTGATTTTCTTTTATCTGTATCAGAGTATCCTCTAATTGCAATTGAGAATGTTCCATAATCAGATGCGTTAGAAGTACCTGCTGCTTTTACATTAAAGATAGATACTTTATATTCTGTATTTGCATAAGTACCATCACCTAAAGTATGTAATTTGAAAAGGTTATATCTTTCACCAGAAATCAATTGAGATTGTATCCAAGGAGTGGAAGCGTTTTGAGAATCTTGTGTGAAATCTTGGTCTGATAATGCAACTAAAGAAATTTGTGAACCACTATTAGCTAAGTGAGTTGTAAAATCTGTTGCAGCGTTTTCAAAATACTTGTATGAAAATACTTTTTTAGAACCAAATGCAGATTCACCGAATACATCGGATAAATCATTTCCAGCGGTTGGTAAAACTGATGCTGAAATTTCACTTCCTAGTAAAGAACCAGAAATTGAAAATACTGAAGCCGATGGTTGTGAATCTATTGCTGTTGAAGCATACAATTCAGTTGTTATACTACCATCTGCATCTGCAAGGTTATCAGTACCATGTAGTACACCGATGATTTTATCATCTTTAGTACCCACACCACTTAATTTAATTCCAAGAGGTGCTGCATGAGTATAACCACCAATATGTCCTACACGAACAATAGTAGCTACTCCAGCTTCTCTTAAATAATTTTGTACGGTATACCCTGAATAGTAGTCTCCATTAGGGGTGCCGAATATTTCTTCGAATTCTGATTGTGAACTTACAACGGTTGGTACGAAAGCAGGTCCTTTATGGAAAGGTCCAATTATTGCTGCTCCAATTTCACCAATCCCTTGTGATAAGAAAGAAAGGTCATTCTCTCTCGTAAATACACCAGGTGATACAATTTTTTCTGCCATTTTATATTACTCCTTGTTATTATTTTTGTATAATATACTCTTATATAAGTATAACTAACTAAATCAAAAGATTAATTTATCCTTCTACTTCAGCGGTTTCTTCTTTTGGGTTTGGTGTAAACGTACCTGTTTTTGGGTCAAAGTTACCATCTCCATATTTTTCATTCAAACCTTTGAAGATTTCTTGTTCTTTTTCTGCAAGTGTTTGATGTTGTTGAAGTAATTGCTCTTCTTGTGCCTCAATTTGTTGGATAGTTCTATTTTTTTGAATAGAAAGTTGTCCTAATTGAGTAAAGGTTTGTCCTACTTCGTTTCTTAAGTCATCAATTGTTTTGATTTCTTCTGCTGTAAACTGAATTGCTTCTGCCATTTTTGTAAATTTTAATTAATTATTGTTATCAATATATATAAATATATAGTTTTTTACAAAACGTAATTTTTATTTATTAGTTTTCAAACGTATGAGAGAATTCTAATGCAGTTGAATAACTACCCCAAACTCCCATTTCTCTATTTCGTATTCTAGCATACCATGTACCAGTCGAAAGACCAGATACATTTACACTTAATGTACTATATGTACCACTATGAGTTGCATCGAGTGAACTAAAGTCAGAGTTATCATCAACTTGTAATTGAGTTTCAGTTACTCCTTCAGTACCAGTTGCAGTTGGATGTGTCCAATTCAACGTTGAGTTTTGAGCTCCAGCAGGATTATCATATGTTGGTTCTGCAGCTGCAGGTCCTGCAAACTGAGTAAATGAATTACCACCTTTATTATGTGTAATATATCCATTAACTAAATAAGTATCTTGTTCTTCAACATCAATTGATACAATTTCTACTGTACTATCACTTGTTGTTATTGAATCTACATTTACTTCAGTAATAGTACCACTATCTGATTTGATTAATTTATCACCAACTATTAAATTGTGTAATTCTTTAAATCTAAATAAACCATCAGTTGAATCTTTTACTAACATTGGGTGTTCTGATGTACCAGTAATTTCACCATCGTTTACATTATAATATCTTGATGCGAATGAAAATGTAAGATTTACTACGGTTACATCTTTTGAAACCTCACCAAGTTCTGAATTAGACCAATCAAGAAAAGTTCCATCTGAATCGGCATCTAAACCTGAAAGTGAATATCCTTTTAATACATCTCCTTCTTCTAAATCACCTGCATCTACAATTGTACCATCTGCTAAAAGAATTGGTGAATCTGCAGTTAAACAAAGTGCTGCTGCATTTCCATCATACGAATCTACAATATAAATTGATTTACTTTTATCTTGTCCCATAAAACCTGCACCAACTCCACCAATGTGGTCATTGTAAGGTTCATCATAATTAACAGTCAATGTATGTGCAGTTCCAATGGCTTGTAATACAGATTGTAAAGTGTTATCTCCATTCTGACCAAAGGTTATAGTTGCTGATTTATCTCCACCAGTGGCAATAGTAATATCACCAGATGTAGTACTCCATGTAAAGTTTGTAGAAGTAGATGCTATCGTAGCAGCGTGACGGGTTCCAGCCCCGGTAAATGAAAGAGTGTACGTTTCGGAAGTTTCCTCAACTCCATACGTATATCCTCCAATTGAACCAACCGAATCGATTGCGAACGATGAAAAACTAATTGAATCTCCTGCAGATGGGGTTCCACCCACAATAGAAGATATTGATTTTGTAGCGGTATCAGTTGCTAAACCTAAATTGTTTAATGATAGCGTATCTCCTAAACTTAATGTTGGCATATTTTTCTCCTAATTATATATTATAAATATCAAGTAATTCCTTTACCCACTTATCTTTATTGGTAAAATTATCAATCATATATTTTTTAAGGTATAAAAACCACTTATTTTTTTCTTCATAAGGGATGGTTAGTAACCTATTATAAATATCATCAAAATCTTTTTTAAACGTTGCTCTATATGGGTAATCTAAATCTTTACACCAAGATGTGTGTAAAATAGGTAATTTTCCCCAATCCACTGCTTGAAATATTGAGTATCCAAATGGTTCATATGTAAAGCAAGAATGTGATATACCCCAACTCATATCATAAAAATTTTCTGAAAACTCGGGTTTATAATGATATATTTTTGATTTTGAAGTATCCATATTAAAACCTTGTTTAAATACTCCATTAAATTGTGATGAATCTGTAAAGATATATGCTTTTTTACCATCTAAAAAATGTGGATTTTTTCTTCCTTCACTTCTTGCTGCAAATCCTAAATTATTGGAGTATGAAAGTGGTCTGTTATGTTTAAACTCATAAAAGTTTGGTATATTTTGATTTTCGTACTTAATATCATATAACCCAATCCATATAGATTTTTTTGCCCATTTATTTACATCGATTTCCCAACTTGAATCAATATATGGATGAAATCCGAAATCTTGGTCACTACCAACTGAGTTTTTTAGAATATGGTCTACTGAGTTATGCAGTACATTTGAATAGATTTTCTTTTTATTATCTACTAACACTTTCATTGGTGTATAATGACCATGTAATATATTTATTCTTCTACAATCCTTAACAATTTTTTCAAACTTTCTTAAATCATCACCATGCCAGTGGGTTTCTATTGGAAATTTGTAATCGTATTCGTTAAAGTTTCTTGGTTTGTTTCTGTGTATGAGAAGGACTGGTTTAACTTTTAGTTTTGGTGCAATTTCTTCTAACCAAATGTTAACCCATGTATCAGTTCCTGCATTTACCCAAGGTCCTCCACCTGTGGTGTAATAAACATCATACATATTTTATTTTTTTACTATTATTTTTCCTGCAAAGTTTGCCGAAAAGGAAACTGTTATTTGATTTACAGAGGTAGATTCTATATCCAATGCTTGTTCTTGTGTATCATTGGAAGTATTCCATGCTTGTACAAAAGGATAACTTTCATTCAAATTATGTGTTATATTATAGAATGATGCTCCACTTACATCTTCTCTATAAGAAGTAAGTTCTTGTATTTTAGTACTCAAACCACTAATATTATCTGCAGCAGTTGAACCACTTACAACGTGGCCACCTTTTGCAACTACAACATGACCAGAATGAGCAGCCGATAAAACAACTTGTACTGTATTTGTATCAGTTAAAGATACAGTCTGTGGTATAATTTGACTATAATTTGTATCGTATGTAGAAACAATTACATTATAACTGTCAAAGTTATGTGATACATTTATTGTTGATTGATTATCAAAAGAAGCGGTTACAGATACAACTTGGTCAACTTGAATTCCAGTCAATCCACTACCATCTCCTTTATATGAACCACTAAATGAACCACTTGCTTCAATATCGGAACTTCCTCCGATTATTGTACCATCCAATTGAGTTGAACCTGAAACTACACCAGTCCCACCTAAATGTAGTATGGTTTGTGCAGATTGTGATACTATATTATCTCCACCAGCTAAAAGAACTTTTGATTCCGAACCACTTGTTCCAGCTTTCCAATAATCATTTGTAGCATCCCATAAAAGAGAACCACTTGTAGTTGAACCACCAGTTGAATCTTTTACGAATATACCACCTTCAGTTGCAGTTCCACCATAGTTAAGTTCTATTATATTATCTTCTACATTAAACGTTGTAGTATTAAGAGTTGTAGTTGTACCTTGTACTATTAAATCACCAGATAATGTTAAATCAGTAAATGTTGGAGAATCACCAATATCTAATCCTAACTGCCCTCTTGCATCTGATTGTGAACCAGAAACTACACCAGTTGGTAAGTTTTCTATTGTTTGTGAAGAACCACTTACTATTCCACTTGGAATATCTGTAAAGTTATCATAATCTAAATAGTATGATGCATTTTCTCCATTTAACTGATTTGAATCTTGAGCAGAACCACTAATAATATGACCACCCTTTGCAACTACTACTGTACCTGATTGTTCAGATGAAAGTGTAATTACTACTTGGTCTAAATTAGAAGTGTTTACATTTTGTGGAAGTACTTGATTATTTTGATTATCATAAACTGCAACAAGAATATTTCTTGTATTAAAGTTATGAGAAATAGTTATAGAGGATGAATTTGTAAAGGTAGATGATACAGTTGCTGCAGCATCTACTGTAATGTTGGTAATATTTGAACCATCACCATAAAGAGCTGTTGAGTGAACTTCATTCCAAGGTTTTGAAGAAGAACCTAAATCATAAGTTGAACCACTATCTGGTATTAACGATGAAGAGAAATCTGCACTTATTGCTATTGAATCAGTAGTTGAATCTCCTATTGTAATATTACCACCTAAAGTAAGGTTACCTAATATGTTTACATCTCCACCTCCAAATTCAAACGCTGAACCGCTAAATGATAGTTTGGTATCACTTGAGTTATTTGATGAACGAGAAGAGAGTATAGTACCCTTACCAACTGTGTTATCAGTTACAACATGAAATCTATCACCAGTTGAATTTGCTCCAACTGTTAAAGTATTATTTTGACCAGGTGTTTCATTTAATAATGTAGTAGAACCTGCATAAATATTTCTCCAAGTATAGGTTTCAGAACCAATATCAAAACTTGAAGAATTTTCGGGTATTAGTGAAGATGATAAGCTTGCAACTATATTTACCGAATCAGTTGTTGAATCTCCAATAGTTAGTTGACCTTCTAAGGTTAAATTACCTCCTATTGTAGTATTACCAGAAATTTCTAATGAAGAAGCCGATATAGCACCATCTAAATTAAATGAACCTGAAGTTTGTGAATTTGTTGTGAGTATCTCTTGTATAGATAGAGTCCCATCTATATCTTTTTCAAAAAATATCCTACCATCATAGGTATTAATTGCCAGTTCCCCTAAATCTAAATTAGAGGTTGTGGGTATTTTACCTGATACCGCAGTTCTTTTTAACTTGATTGTCTGTGCCATATTTATGACTTATCGTTTTCATTATATAATTACTCGATAAATAGAAAAACCCTTATATAAGGATTAAACCCCTCCGAAGAGGGGTTAAATTTACCTTTATTTTAACCTAATTTACTCTTTAACTCATCAATCTGAGATTGTTGGTCTTTAACTGCTTCAATAAGAAGTCCTACAAGTTTATCATAGTCAACTGCCTTATATCCACCTTCGTTATCTCTAACCAACTGAGGAAGAACTTTCTCTACATCTTGTGCGATAACCCCTACATTTGGTAGTGAGTGTTGTACATCAGATGCGTTATCATTCCAATCCCAAGTAACACCTTTAAGTGATTGTACTTTTTCGATTGGGTTTTCGATATTTTGAATGTTATCCTTTAATCTCTCATCAGAAGATGCATATGCTGTAATATCACCTGTTGCGGTAATTGCTCCAGTCACTGCCCATGTTCCAGTATAAGAACCTTCAAGTTTTGCCGAAGTTACTGCATCATCTGCTATTTTAGCAGTTTCTACTGAATTACTTGCGAGGTGTGCTGCATCTATACTACCATCTACATAGTGTTCTGAATCAATAGAATCGTCTGCTATTTTTGCACCATCTACTGCATCAGCCGCTATATGAGCATTATCAATAGAACCATCTACATAGTGCTCAGAATCAATAGAATCGTCTGCTATCTTAGTTCCGTTTACCGAATCTGCAGCTAAATGTGCTAAATCAATGCTTCCATCTGTATAATGTTCTGAATCAATTGCATTATCAGCGATTTTAGCTCCATCAATTGCATCTGCAGCAATTTTACCATTAGTAACTTGTAAATCTCCAATATGTACAGTATCAATAGAACCATCTGTATAATGTTCTGAATTAACTGCATTATCAGCTAGTTTCGTACCATCAATTGCATCAGCTTCAATTTTACCTCTTGTTACATTTAAATCAGAAATGTGAACTGTGTCAATTGCACCATCAGCGATTTGAGCCGAATCTACTGCATCATCAGCTAAATGTTCATTTCCAATTGCATCATCAGCAATTTTTGTACTATCAATAATATCTGCAGCTAAGTGTACTCTATCGATAGAACCATCTACATATTGGTCTGAGTCAACCGAATTAGCTGCCATCTTACCAACAGTAATTTGACTATCTGCAATATGAGCCGTGTCAATACTTCCGTCTACATAATGTTCTGAATTAATTGCATTATCAGCGATGTTTGTACTATCAATTGCATCTAACCCGATATAATCGTGTGTAATTGCAGTACCATTCCATACACCAGTTGCGATTGTTCCTAATGTTGTAATATCAGTATTACCAGCTCCTACTACGATTCTTGATTCAGCTCCTAATAGACCTGACATCCAGTAATCGTTTGTTTCGTTCCAAATTATGGAAGCGTTAGTTTCAGTTCCTCTTTCTATTGCAATACCACCATTTTGTGATGGAGTACCTGTCTCATCTGAATTAAGTACTATTTGGTTATCACCAATGTTTACAGTATTTGAATCAACACTTGTAGTTGTACCTTGTACTGTTAGGTTACCAACTAATATTGTGTTTCCTGCAACTGAGATATCATCTCCACTATATGTAATTGCCGATGATGAAACAACACCACTTAAATTCGCTGCGAATATATTATTAGAACCTAAACTAACATCACTTGCGAATGCAATTGCGTTTCCATCAGAAGATAGAATGTTTTTACCAGCTGCAATTTGTACAGGTGCATCTAATTCAATGTTACCAGTACCAGTTGCGGTAAGTGTAATATCTCCATTTACAGATTCTAATGTAATAGTATCATTACCTGTCTCTAAGATTTTTACTGATTCACCAGCATCTGTTCTGAATGTTAAATCTGTACCATCTGTTGATAATACTTGAATACCATTGATATAAAG